AGCGAATAACCGCAACGGTCATATCCCACAGAGTACCTGTTGTTTTTAAACTAATCATAATTCACCTCTTATGCTATAGCTATATAATATATGTATTGGTATAAGATAACACTTAGCGTTGTTAACATTTATATGCCTGCAGTCCTCTCTTAAGATGCATTCAATAATCTTTATTGGTTTAATCCATAAGAAACCCGAAGCGGTATGTATACACCAATAGCTCGCTTTAGTTGTAAGTATATCTCCTGGTTTATTACTGCGCTCATATTCAATTATAATATTATTAGTTTCTTCCGACTTTTTATCAAATTTTACTTCAACGCTTTTATGCAGCTCGGGTATCCATATATCATAGTCAACAAACTGTCCTGATATACGTGTTGCTAATGGGTACTTTTTATGCAAAGCTTTTAAAACTTTTTCTTCATATGCTATACCTATTTTAAGTAAGGAATGAAAGCTCATCGTGTTTTGTATCCTGCTTTTTTAATATAATAGTTAGCAATTTTTTCATACTTGATCGGATATAATTTTGCAGCCGCTTTATTTGCGACTCTATAAAAAGGGAATATAGCTTTATATACAGGATTAGTTTCAAATCTATGAATGATCTTTAAACCATTTTTATTGCGCACCCATACACCATATATACCATTTATAGTGGCTTTAAATTGTTTACCTTTAACAACACCGGATTTTCTTCCAGGTATATTACCGTATTGATTTAACCTTGCATTGATTGTTGGAACTGCTGTATTTATAATTGATCTTACTCCGCCAACAATATTTCTATGTATATATTCTTGTGCCCAATCTCTAAATGTAATTGTTGCTTCTAATTTATTTTTTTTAGCAAACTGTACATAAACACTTTTTATTGTAGAAGGTCTAGGTTTATCAAATGATTTACGCATTGAGACTTGCTCAAGCTCTTTTATTCTTACAGCTGTTTCGTTTAAAGCTATGCGTGTAACATTTGGTATGTCAACTCTTTGAAACTTTTTAAGCTCTTTATTAAATTGTTTCACATTACTTTTAATTGATACTTTCATATTTTTTTATTCGTCCTTGCAGTTTATGTGTTTTTTGTTTAGCATTTAGTATACTCTTGTCTATAGCTATTAATAATTCGTCTATATAAAAAATTATAACGTTTTCTTTGCTTTTATATCTTTCATATGCAATTGGCAAATCATCTTCATTAACACAAATAATAATTTGATTATTTGTAACAGGGTGCTTGCTTAATATAAATTCTGGTGATAACTTATTATAACCTAAGTTAATTGCATCTTTTATTAACGCTTCATAAGCTCTTATCATCATATTATTCAACTCAATTTTATTATCAGTTAAATATGCGTTTAAGTATTTTGCCTCGGCTCTTTTGAACCTCATAAGAAGCTCAGGCGATATTAACTGTAAAATTCTTTGTTTGCCCCACTCTTTGCTAACTTTGCTTTTAATTTGATTCAACTCAAGCAATGACTTATTTAATTCTTTCATATTTTGGTTTGCTTTAAGTTCTTTTATTTTTTGTTCTTTATAATTCATAGTTACATTAATGGTTACATATTAGCAAAAGGCGACTTCTTAAAAAGTTACATGAGTTACATATACCTAAAGGTATATGTATGTAACTCAAAATGTAACTCTTTTTTGTTTGAAGTTTGAAAACAAATGTAACTAAAAAGTAACTAATGTAACTAATTATGTAACTAATTAATATCATCATACTTTTTAGCTTGATAGCCTTTACCTTGCTCATAATATATTTTATTATCATCTTTCAATCTTTTTAGTCTTTGTTTAACAGTAGACTCCTTTAAATCACGTTGTTTACGTATTACTTCACTTTGTGTAACCCAAATAGATATTGGATCAACATCTGCGGTTTCAGCCTTTTCCGCTTGTATTTCTGCAATTGCTATAATAGTTTCATCTGTTTTTGAATCTTTTTCTTTAAATTCATCATATTCAGTTTTAACTAATACACCAGAAGTTAATCCAGGATAATTAAGTAAATCAATTTCTCTAAATTTAAAAAACTTAGGGCTCATTGGTTTGCCATCTTTAATTAACGTTTGTGTAAACTCAACTCTCATTTCCTCGCCTTCGTCTTTGGGCCGTTTAACTGCAAACTCTGCATCAACAGCCGCCGGAAGCACAGAAGAGCCACGTGCTCGTCCAGAACTACTATGCCCTGTATGATGTATCAAAGCGATACAGCAACTAAACTCAGACTTTAAATGATCAACGCGTTCTATAAACCGATTCATATCTTCAGTGCTATTCTCGTTACCAGCTCCAAAGTTACGAGCTAATGTGTCTACATATAAGCAACCTATATCGCCAAACTCATCGGCAACCTGGTGAATATGATTTATAAGATTTAAATGATCTTTTTCGTCTAAAAACCTTACACCTCTATCAGATACAAACATTTGAGACTTATGTAAATCATGGCCATAATAATGCTCCCATGCTTGCACGCGTCTTGCTATACCTCTTTGTCCTTCACCTGCTAAATAAATAATAGGTGTTTGTACAGTTTTATGTGATTGCCATGGAATGCCTAATGACGAGCATAAAGCCATATCAATAGCTACGAACGATTTACCACTTTTAGGAGCCCCATATATATCTATAACTGAATCTTTTTCCATAATATCTTCAATCACCCATTCAGGCTCTTGTATATTTGTTATTAAATCTGATATTCGACGTAATGAAAGCGATGGTTTTTTTGGCTTAGATACTTTTGATTCCAAATATTTTTTAAATGATTCTTTAGTATATATATTTCTATAATAAGCATCATATAAATCATCTTTTTCATTTAAAGCTTCAGGCACCTTAGCTATAACAACTGTACAACTGTTTTCAGTTAAATATTCACTTAACTCATTAGCACATTTAAAACCTGCCTCATCATTATCTGGCCAAATAATAATATCTTTGCCAAATATAGGTTGCCAATCAGCTTTTTTCCAACTGTTAACACCGCCATGCCATGTTGCCGTAGGGCCTTCATATAGCTGGTTTGCACCCAGTGTAGCCTTTTCACCTTCACTAATTAAAACAGGTCCTTCACCGCCTTTATAATAAATCGGCATTAAGCCATCAGGCCTTTTTAAATACCAGTTATTATTATCTTTACAAAAAGGTGCATATTTTTGCTTTATGCTATGCCCTTCTTTAAATCTCATTACAACAAATGAATCAGTATATTTTAGTAATACTTCAGCTTCGTTTGCTAATAAGCGCATTTGCTTTTGTGTGTATTGTTTATGCTTTTTTGTAGTTTCTAATTTAATAGTCTCTGTAAAACCTGAACCATACATATTTAAGATATCGTTTCTATTTTGATTAAAATGATCTATTAACCATATAACTCCTCCTCCCTCATCTAATTCAAAACTAAAAAACAATCCAGTTTCAAGATCAAGGCACCAACTTCCATTAGTGCCCCATCTGTATTCTGAACTTGACTGCTTAGTAGGTTTGCCTAAAAGATGAAGTCCAACTTGAGGAGCCAACTGTACAAAGTCGACTTCTCTCATGATTAAAACGGTAGATCGTCTTCAGTTAATTTTGCGGAAGGATCAAACCTCGGGTCACCTTGTTGCGGTGTAATAGTCTGCGAGCTTGGATTAGCAAAGTCAAAACCATTATTATTATTTTGCGTTTCCAATACAGGTTCTGCATCCATGTCCGTATAAACAAAGTCTTGCGGTTTATCGACCCATTGTACAAATTCAAATTCAGGAATTGCTGCTTGGCCTACTTTAAACTTTTCAACCTTAGCCCCTGTGTATTTAACGTGTACAACTTTTCCAGGATTAGCGTTTATGTCATTCCAAAACGTTGCACATAAAGAATTAAAGCCTTGACTTTCACCCCAACTAAATCTTCTCCATAGCTTTGCTTTATGCTCTTTTGTATATATCCAAACGCTGAAAGCTCTTTTATGTTCCGATGTAGGTTGTGATTTTGCAACTCCAGGCTTATCATCCCATTGCCAATGATATCCACCTTCATAGATACC